CTGTGGCTGGTGGATGTTCGCATTTGGCGAGGTTATTGATGCGAAAACGCAAGCCACAGCCAAGGCCAAGGCACTACACCATCCTCGACGAGATGATGGCCAGTCCGACCGAGCCGTTGCCTGAGAAGTTTCGCACGCACCAGCTCACCATGATGTACGGTGGCTTGAATGCAATGGAAACAGCGCCAGTGCCCACCACGGACGACTGGCGTGTGGTTTCCGATGCGGTCAACCTCATGGAGACCCTGGTGGTTGACATGAAGGTCTGCGAGGATTCTGGTGGCTTGCTCATGGATGCCATTACCGCTTTGGCGGTCGCTGGCAAGCGAAACAGGGCCGGTGGCACCATTCGTATGGATGGGGCTGGAATTCAGGCTGTACGCGCCCTTCTGCGCGACTATGCCGACCTTCTGGAAGTGTTGCCTGCTCGCACCATGATTCGATGCCACCGATTGACTGAGAAACGCCTGCACGATCTACTTGATGGCAAGCGCAGACCGCATGATGTGGAGATCACATCAATGTAAGGGTTTATCCTAGGTTGATTGAATTGTGAGATATTGTGCTAAGATGTGGGCATCGCAACAACCAAACCGGAGTAACCGACATGGCAAACGAATACGGAGACATTTTTGAGACTTACCTTGGCTCAGGTCGCAAGGACAACAAAGGCCGCGAGATTGGCTTTCTTGTTGCCTTAGTAGATAACGGAATTGATTTCCGCGCATTGGTACAAAACGCAAGGCGCGTCAATGGCGATTGGCAAGAATTTGGAGTTCGTCAGCGCAGCAAATCCTATAAGAGCCAAGAACAGGCCACTCGCTTCGGATATGCAATTGCTCATCAGCGTATCGCAGCTCTTAAGTAAATCAACGGGGCTTCGGCCCCATCTAAGGAGAACACAATGAAAAACTCAAACTTTCAAACACCACGTAATTTTGCAGACTGCACATGGGTGCAGGGATATGGCCGCACAGAGCCGCTTTGGGAGCGTGTGGCTGGGTATGTTTTGGCTTTCGCGATTGGCGTTGGCTTGGCCATCACTTTGGTTGCCTGGTGGTCGTCATGACCAAAGACGAAGCGTTGAAGCTGGCGCTCGAGGCGCTGAAAACAATTGATGAGGCAATGCCATTCCCTGTGGCTAAGTTGGCAATCAAAGAATGTAAAGCCGCACTAGAAGCGCAGGATGAGCCTTTGACAGAAAACGGAATGTATCGGCTTGGCTATCACAATGGATATGGATTTGGTGAAGCATACGGAAAATCTAATGCACCACAGCGCAAGCCGCTGACGGATATGGAAATTTCCTTGATTGATTGGGAATCTTTGGTAACTAAAAAAGATTGTGTCCGAGCCATTGAAGCCGCACACGGCATTAAGGAGGAAGCATGAAACAACTGATTGAAGATTTAATCAGTGCGTTGGAATATCACGTTGAGCAGACAAGGCCAATTTACAGCACCACCGTTGCACTTCAAGCCGCAAGAGAGGCGCTTAAATCTTTACCACCACAGCGCACATGGGTAGGGCTGACGGATGAGCATAAGGAGGGATTGATTTACATGACTGACCCCAACCCAGAGCCACATCACTTGCGTGAGTTAATTGATGTAGTTGAATTTCAACTCAAGGAGAAGAACACATGAAGTGCTGCGAGGGAAATTGCAATCAAGGAAGATATTGCCCTTTGCGCATTGCTCATGCTCCCAAGCCTTTGCTATCAAAGCGCCTTTTTAGGCGCTTTTTTTATGGGCTTTTTATTGCCATCATTGGTGTGCTGTGGATGGCTTTTGTGGCGATTGTGGTGGCCACTTATGCGTAGGTTCTGGTGCCAGCCTTGTCAATAATCAGAGCCTGTTTGCGTGGGCTGGTGTCTTCGCTGTTGGAGATGCTGATGTGGGTCCAGCGATCAAACTCGCGAATGATTTGGTCGTAGCCAATTCCGCTGTCCACGATCTTGCGCACCACCTCGTCTGGTGTCATGCCTGGCACTTTGAAGTCGGCAGCGCAGCCAAGTCTGTGCTGGCTGGTGTCTTTGCTTCCCACCGCATCATTGACCTTCTTTGTGCGCAGGCCTGAGCTGATCATGATTGGCTTGCCACCCAGCACCACCTTCACCTGCTCCAGAAAGTCTGCCAGGCGCGTCAGATTGGCCAGCTCGGTGTCGTTTGGGCTGTTGTCCCAGCCGTTGCGTTCTGCGGTCTCTGAAGCTGTCAGTTCTTCGAGTGTGAAGTTGGGTGTCAAGTTCATTTCACTGGTCCTGTTTTTGAGAGTAAGTCAGTCTTGGCCTGCGACCCTGCACTGGAGCCAAAATAATACGCGATGATGCCTGTCCACGCTGTGCCCAAGCTGCCAAGCATCATAAGGATGGCTGGGTTGTTACTGTCGATCTGATTAAAGAACATCATCACCATGATGCCAAAGAATCCTATGGTCACAGCTCCTGCCAAGATTGGAGGCATCATCGACCTAGTGGTTGCCTGCATTTCGCGTGCAGACTTCCTGTCCTCAACCTCCAACTTGGCAAAATTCAGGCCCAGCTCTTGAGCTTGCTTTTGGAGTTCGATCTCGGCCAGCTTGACCTGTGCGATCTGATCAGCAGAAAGTTTATTGTTGGCTATCATGTCCTGAACTTGATCAGGTTCAACACCAACAGCTTTTGAAATAGCCGAGACTGCCATGCCTGCTAATGGGCCACCAAGTGCAGTGGCAATTGTTGGTGCAATTTGTTTAAGCCAATCCATTATTGTTTGCTCCTTGAAAGCATGGTTGCTGCAATTTCCATCATGGTTCTTGCCACTTGAATGTCGGCTGGTTCATTATCCCAGCCAACAGTGATTTGGCCAACAAACCTGTTTGGGTCAGGTGGGATGCTGATTCGGCAAGTGTAGGTGACACCCTTGGCGATATACCACAGGCCCATCTCGGATTGCGCTGATCGATATTCACCGCATGGTATTTCGCTGGCCATCAGCTTCACAACATCCGCATTGTTGGCTGCGTTCTGGGTAAACAGACCAACATCAAGCCCATCGTTTGTTTTGTCCCTGCCTTCTTTGGTGTAAGCGCGGTACAGCACTCGGGTTCCAAACATAGGGTTTACTTTGAACACGGCCACAATGGTGGCATTGGTGGTTTTGAACAAGTGAGCAGCAGCATCTTCTACTCTGTCCTCAACAATGCTTGGCATCTTCTTGGACTCTTTGTACGCGCCCATTAGAAGCGCTTGGTTCTGCCAGACAAAGTACCCAGCAAACGCAAACACCGCCATGAGTATCAGCGCAAACAGCTTGAATGGACTATCCACATAGGACAGAACTTTGCTTAGTACGTCTGCTGGCTTTTCTTCACTCATAATCCAATCATTCCAAGTAGCTTATTTACAACCTTGTCGGCCAACTCGTCCGGCAAGAACTTAAGCAGGCCAAGCACCCACCAAACCACGCACAGGCGCACGAATATTTTGAGGAATTGGTCAAATTGCTTTTGATACTCATTCATCGCCCACAGCGCGTTTTAGCGCACATGTCAGATATCTCACTAATGCCCCAGCCGACAGCACCAAGAAGCATCACGATCACCACAATTCCAATGGCCCACGCCATCTGCTCGGCTTCATCTTCTTTGCGCTTTTTTTCTTCTTCTTTGGCTTGGCGTGCTAAATGCGCATCTTCGATGTCCATTTGCTGCTGGCGCTTTTTAATCTTGTCCCACACATCAGCGCGGCCAGTGGCTTGAAACAGCATCATTAACTCTTGCTCGAAGCGCTTGGCCTCGTCAAGCGCCATTTCGATTTGTAGCGCAGTGCCTAAGTTTGATTTGTTGCCAGAGCGTTTGGCCTCCAGCATGGCTTTGGTGGCCACGCTTTTGGCATCAAACATCTTGGCAATAGACGGTGCTAAACCAGCAAGATCATTTGCGACCTTGCTGGCTTTTTTGACTACGCTAATTGCACTTTGTAGTCCTGCTAGGGCTGTAATGGGATCGATCATTTTCGCTCTACCTTTTTCCACTCAAGGCATACTACTTTGCGATTAAAAACATCACCCGTCCATGCCCATCGGACGCATCTATA